GTGGCTAATTTAATTGTCAGCGCAGTCAGCACCTTTGATAACAGAGGACTAAAAAAAGGCCAAAAGGAAATTAGTAGTTTAGATAAAAGTCTAAAGAAACTGGCTGGCACCTTTGCCACAGTGTTTGGCGCTCAGAAATTATTACAGTTTAGCAAAAATGCCGTTAATGCGTTCATGGCAGATGAGAAGGCAGCCAAGTCTTTAGAATTACAGCTAAAGAATACAGGCTTTGCATTTAGCGCACCTGGTGTAGAAAATTATATATCCAGCCTGCAGTCCTTATATGGCGTACTAGATGACCAACTTCGCCCAGCTTTTCAGCAATTACTTACAGTTACTGGATCTATCACTAAAAGCCAAGAAGCATTACAGACAGCATTAAACATAAGTGCAGCCACAGGTAAATCTTTAACTGAAGTCAGCGCAGCATTAACACGTGGCTTTAGTGGTAACACTGCAGGTCTTAGCAGATTAGGTGCAGGCATAAGCAAAGCCACACTTAAAACTGGCGACATGGATAAGATCATGGGCGAACTTAATAAAAAGTTTGCAGGCCAAGCAGCGGCTAGATTAGATACTTACGCAGGCAAAATGAGTTTACTTACTGTTGCTGCCGCAGATGCCCAGGAGACAATAGGCAAAGGCTTACTAGATGCTTTGGCTTTATTAGGTAAAGACACAAATATCACCACAGCTACAGACTTAATGGATAACTTTGCACAAAGCACTGCAGATGCAATTCTTGGCGTGGGTGTTTTAATTAGCAAACTTAAAGAGATTGGCAATACTAAAGTTGGTGGAGCGTTATTTGATGTAAAGAATATCCCAGTGCTAGGTGCTTATCTTGCAGGATTCTCAGAGTTAGGCGCAGCGCAAAGAGCCAAGACTGCACCTTCTAACGCAGAAGGCAGATCATCTAGCCGTATCTACTTACAACAATTACGCCTAGAATCTAAAGCATCTAAAGATTTAACTACTGCAAAGAAAGCAGAAACTGCAGCATCAAAGGCTAAGTCTGAAGTAGATAAACTAAAAGATAAGTTTGATTTAGAGCGCATAGGCTTAATGGTCGCCCTTAACCAGGCTACAGATGAAGAAACTAAACTACGCATCAGGGCACAGTTAGCAATCTTAGATAATAACGAGGCTTTGGCTAAAAAATATAATGCAGAATTAAATGCCAAAACCGCTACCGATTTGTTAGCCTCAGCTACATACCAAGCTGCCGCTGCTTTAACTAATTTTGGCCCCGCACTATTTGATGCTTTAGGCAATATGACTGGTAGAGGTAAAAACCAAATAGCACCTTTTGAAAATTATACTTACACAGTGCCACAAGGCGTAACTAATCAACCCGCAGCGACTGCAACTGGTGGTACTCCAACAGTAGGTGTAACAGTAAACGCTGGCACCATAGTTACAGACCAACAATTAGAGGCTGTAATTCAGCGGAACGTATTGCAGTTATTAAAGTCAGGCAACAAATTACTACCAGCGGGATCTCTTACAAACTAATGGCCGTTCCAACAATCAATGCAATAATTAACTTCAGTACTGGCCCCGCTACTGCACAGGCTATGCAGTTAGATATTGGCATATTAGGCACGAACGTATTAGCCGATGCTGTAGCTGTAATCGTTGATGTATCTGATCGTGTAAACCTAGTGCAAACATCTACAGGCCGTGATGCATTGGTGGATCAATTTCAAACAGGCCGACTTACTTTGCGTATTGTCGATGTCAATGGCGACTTCAATCCCACTAACCCAAGCGGGCCTTTTTTTGGTCTTTTAACACCTATGAAGAAAGTGCAGATAACCGCTAATTACAATAGCGTTACTTACCCAATCTTCTCAGGCTTTATTACATCCTATGTAAACACTCAACCTAAAGATGCAACAGAAGTTGCCTATACAACGATTCAAGCTGTAGATGCCATGAGGCTTGCGCAAAACGCACAAATATCTACAGTGGCAGGTGCTACTGCTGGCGACCTATCAGGCACACGCATCAATGAGATATTAGATCAAATCTCATGGCCAGCGTCAATGAGGCAAATAGATGCAGGTCAAACTACATTACAAGCAGATCCAGGCACACCACGTACATCTCTAGGTGCTATGCAGACTGTTGCGGACTCAGAATACGGCGCAATATATGTCGATTTTGACGGGTCATTTGTATTTAAGGATCGCCTAACTGCTACTGAATCAATAGCTGCAACACCTACATTATTTAATGATGATGGCACTGGTATTTCTTATGCCAATGCTATGTGGAAACTAGATGATTCTTTGATCTTTAACTCAGCCCAGATCAGCCGTGCAGGTGGCTCACCACAGACAGCAATCAATCAACCATCTATTGACAAATACTTTATCCATTCATATAACCTGCAGGATCTTCTAATGCAGACCGATGCGGTAGCCCTGGATTATGCCCGTGCTTATGTGGCATCTAGAGCTGAGACAACCATCCGATGCGATGCTATCGAGCTTGATCTATACACCGCTAATTACGATGCGGGCATTATTGCTGCCCTAGACCTAGATTTCTTTGATCCGATTACAGTAATCACAACCCAACCAGGTGGGTCTCAGCTAGAGAAAACCTTGCAGATATTTGGCGTGGCAAACACAATCACTCCAAACTCTTTCCGTACAGTATTCACTACGTTGGAAAGTGTCATTGATGGGTTTATACTAGGGTACAGCGCTCTAGATGAAGATGTATTAAGTTACTAAGGAGAAATTATGCCAACCTGGCCAGGCACGACTGGTGACGTAGTTACCAGCACAATGTGGAATGGGCTACCAGCCTTCACAGTACAAACTGCTAAGACAGCCGATTACACAGCTGCTAGCGGTGATGAGTACCAACAACTTATCCCAATGAATAAAGCAACTGCTATTGCATTTAAAATACCAACCGATGCTACATATAATTTTGCAGTAGGCACAGTTATTACAGTATTAAATATAGGTGTAGGTACTTGCACAATTAGTGCAGTTACACCTGGTACCACAACAGTATTAAGTGCTGGTGCTACAGCGGCATCACCTACCCTTGCACAATACAAATCTGCAGTCTGTATCAAACAAGCTGCAAATGTTTGGTATGTAGTCGGAGCCATTCAATAAATGTTAAATATAATTAGTGGATTAAATCAAACTCAAACCGCTGTAATTACAGTAGATTACCTTGTTGTTGCTGGTGGTGCTGGTGGTGGTGGTTCTACTAATGGTGGCGTAAACGATGGTGGTGGTGGCGGTGGTGGACTTCGCTCTACAGTAACTGCGACTGGTGGTGGTGGTTCTTTAGAAACCGCATTAACCCTTAACAAAGCACAAAACTTTACAGTTACAGTTGGCGCAGGTGGAGCTGGTGGTACTGGTGGCGTTGGCAATAAAGGCGCAAACGGCAGTAATTCAGTTTTCTCTACAATAACTTCTACAGGCGGCGGTGGCGGTGCAAGTAGCCCTGGTGATGCATCTTCCACAAATGGTGGTAATGGTGGATCAGGTGGTGGCGCAACTGGCCCAACTGGTACTGGTGGAACAGGCACGGCTAATCAAGGTTTTGCCGGCGGAAATACAACAGCCTATGCAGGATCAGGCGGCGGTGGTGCAGGAAGTGTCGGAACATTTATAGATCAAAATAATGGCGGTAATGGCGGCGCAGGAGTAAGCGTATCGATTACAGGTTCTAGCGTTGGATATGGCGGCGGCGGCTCTGGAGTTGGTCAGGGAATTGCTTGGGGAACTGCAACAGATGGTGGTGGTTCTAATGCAGCTGGTACTGCAAACAGAGGCGGCGGTGGCTCTGGTTCAACAAATAACTCTGGAGCTGCTGGGTATAATGGTGGTTCAGGTGTTGTAATACTTCGCTATTTAACTGCTGCGGGAACAATTACAATCGGTGGTGGTTTGACAGGATCAACAGCTACAGATGGTTCTTACAAAGTTACAACAATTACTGCTGGCACAGGAAATGTGAGTTGGGCATAATGGCACATTACGCATTCTTAGATGAAAATAATATAGTCACAGAAGTTATCGTAGGTATTGATGAAACAGAATTGATCGATGGCTTAGATACTGAAACTTGGTATGGCAATTTTAGAGGACAAAAATGTTTGCGTACTTCATACAATGCCAAAATACGTAAAAACTATGCAGGTGTAGGCGATAGTTATGATGCAATAAAAGATGCGTTTATAGCACCTGAGCCTGCCAACGCCCTTGGCTTTGATGAAGAGACTTGCAGGTGGATATTGCCAGAGTGTAATTTTGAATCCTAAATTATGTGCAGCTGGTGTGCAGTTAAGAGATCAAGTTGATACCTGGTTTCCAGATAGGCGTACTGCCAGTGATGGGTGGGTGGGCGATAGCCGTCACTCCGCCAGAAAATCAGATCATAATCCAGACCAGTTTGGGTATGTACGAGCAATTGATATTGATTCTGGGCTGGAGCCATCCGATGGGCTCGCACCTTATCTGGCTGACCAAATCAGAATCGCAGCCAAGTCGGATCCACGCATATCATACGTCATCTTTAACAGGAGAATATGCTCGAAGATATTAAATTGGAAATGGCGTAAGTACAAAGGCATTAATCCGCACACGAAACATATACATATTAGCTTTACAACACTAGGTGATTTAAATGGCACAGAGTTCGACATACCACTAATAGGGGGCAAGATATGAAGATAAGCAAAAAACAAAAAGCAATACTAAAATCATACTTTAGAGGTGTGCTTGTATCGCTACTAACATTTTTAGCAAGTAATGAATTAGGTTTAGATCCTGCTGTGTCTGTAATTGTTGCAGCTTTAGCAGGTCCGGCAGCTAGGGCTCTAGATAAATCCGACAGTGCTTATGGCATCGGTGCTAATGAAGCATGACACCTACAGAGTGGGCTGGCTTTGGCGCTGGCGTTATGGCCGTGCTATCAGGCGGGCTAGTAGGATTACGTTTTTTAGTTAAAGGCTGGCTAAATGAGTTACGCCCTAATGGTGGCTCTAGTATGAAAGATCAATTAACAAGATTAGAGAAGCGTGTCGATGATCTCTTTATCTTAATTAGTAAGTCATAATTTTAATATGGCTACTAAACGTAAACCTAAGAAGAAGATTGCACGTAGGCGCAGGACTACTAAAGAGCCTGTACTTACAAAGCTAGACTTTTGGGCTATAGCTGCTAATGAGGTTTATATGGCTTGCCGCAAATCTGGAATGGATGAAGGCACAGCTTTAGCGTTTGCAATGGATAGATCAAGTTATCCAGACTGGATCATAGATAGTAAAGATCCTATTAAGAATCCACTTGATGATTTTGAAGAGGATGAAGATTAAGCGTTGGCTAGTAATATCCGATCTACAGG